TATAAAATATGGTACCCTAGACAAATCTGGTAAACAGTACTGTATAAAATCTAAAGGTAAGTGTAATAAAAAAAAAGATATAGGAAAAAAGAATGAAAACGACACCTTTGATGAAAGAAGATTAAAAAGACAAGAAGACGGCAGTGGTTTTTCATCTGACAGAAGTTTTTCTCAAGACGGTGATACCAGTGAAGAAGGAGATTCATCTGAAGATTAATTTGTAAATTACAAATAATATTAGTATATTTGTAATATGTTGATTGGTAATGTACTTTGTGAACGGGAAATAAATATTGACAAAAGATTTAATCTTATTGACTCTATAGATAAGTCCATACCAGACTTACCCACACTTATAGTGGGTGTTGATAACGCAAAGAAGTACATAGGTAAGTCTAGTAATATTAGTTATTTAGACAGGAAAATTAACGACAATACATTTTGGACATTCAACAGAATGGAAAAAAGAGATTTATTTGAAGAAGACTTATTCTACTTTATTGAGTTTGCGTACAATCGATTAACAAAGGCTGCTAATTTTAAGTTCATAGACCTGATACTTAGTGACTCTATTAGAATTAACTCTGTATTTACAAATGTAGAACACAGTAAAAAGGTAATAACGTTCCACCATAAGAATATGGTGTATATATATTCAAACGATGATATTTATGGTTTTGACCTTAGACAAGTTGCGTATATAGGTAAATCACCTAATAAATTCATAGAAGTAATAAAAAGTTTTTCAAATGTCTTTTTGCAAGATGAAAAGATACTTATAGAATATAAGAAAGAATTATATATGTTTAATGATGAAATTAAATATGTGCCTCTTATATACTCTATAAGAAACAATGAATAAAAATATACTATTAGCATCATTTATTCTAACAGAAAGGATAGAATGGTTTTTAGATTACTTAGAGACTGAATTTTCAATTAAAAAGGAAAAGGCCTTTATATTCGAAGACCTAGGGGATAATTCAAAGGTTATTGTAACATTTAAGTTCGTAATATCTATAACCAGAAAAATTGACTTTAGAAACCTATTTCCTAACGCAATTCTAATACACAAAAAAGGGGACTGCATTTACACAATTAACGCACTAAATAAACTAATTGAAGAAATATCAGATGCTGAGGATGGTAATATAGACCATAAATCGGTAAAGATAAATTGGGAAGAGTATCAAGGTAAATTACTACTTATAAGCAATAATAAGTTAAAGATATCTAATATAAAGCGACTTTTTTAGTATTTTTAGATATTTATTAATATAAAAGAACTTTAAAAAAATAATATTATGAGTGATAATAACAACCTAAAGAACAGTATAAACAACTTTCTTACTGATGAGGAAAAACAAAGACAATCACAACAAACTAATATGGACTGTAGTTCGGGAGTTTGTGTAATTAAGGGTGATAAGAGCCTAGTTGAAAGAATTAACAAGAAAATCATAACTGAAGACGGTAGAGAACTACTTATGTAACGTGTAAAAATATGAACAAGAAAAATTACAACAAAAAATTATTAAACGAAGAAGTAAATAGGTTTAATAGTATCTTAGAAAATAGTTTTGCATTCTACACAGACGAAAATACGGATGAGGAAAACGTTAGTGAAACAGACAAACTATTACTTGGTAACGAAATATCTGAAGAAGAGGAAGATAATAACAGTGAAAATGAACTAGATATTCCAGATGAGGATATAGAAATTCCTGGTGAAGATGAAGAAGGTGGTGAAGCTGGAGACGAAGAAGGTGGTTTTGGTGATGACGCTGGAAACGAAGAAGGTGGTTTTGGTGATGACGAAGGGGGTGACATGGAACCTGAGGAAGAACCACTTGATGACGCTGTAGAATTAGACGTTACACAATTAGTTCAAGGCTCAGAAGAAGCCAAAGCTTCAGCAGACCAAGCTAATTTAAAGATTGATAAATTAATGGGCATGGTTGACAACCTTGAAGGGCAACTAGCAGGTATGTCTAAAATATCAAGTAAGATTGACAGTCTTGAAAATGAGTTAGAAAAAAGAACACCAACTCCAGATGAAAAACTTGAGATGAGGTCTTTAGACTCTGCACCATTTAATATGAGACTTGGTGATTTCTGGAAAGACCAAGAAGGTAGGTACGACATCATGAGCGAGCCTAAAGAAAAAGAATACGTATTAAATAAAAAAGAAATAGATAAAGACTATTCAGATGATAAACTTAAAGATAGTTTTGATAATGAATATGAAGAAGAAGAATTTTAAATAAATCTTTAATTTAAACAATTGGAAATGAGACTTTTATAATAAGAGTCTCATTTTTTTTTACCCTACCTATTGCACTCCATCTTATTGATGTGTATATTTGTGTAAATAGAGTGTTAAATACTTTAAAAATACTTTAAAAAATTGGTCTTTTATCAAGTTTACAGATATTTATATAAGCAGGGGTTACCTGTAAGACTATAGCAATAATATAAAGTAATTTTAAAAAAAACAAAAGCAAATTATGAGCACATTTGAAGACATGATGAAAGGCTACGCTGACTCTCAGCAAGCCGAAAAAAAAACAGAAATCAAGAAGTACGAGTTATCCAACTATTTTAGTACTTTCTTACAGCCGAATGAAAATTCAGCGACAAAGGTAATAAGAATCCTACCACCTAAAGAAGGTCAAAACGTATTCTGGGACGTTTTATGGGGACATAAAGCACAAGTTGATGGCGCATGGAAAACATTCCCATGTCTTAAGAAAGAGGAAGACACAGATTGCCCGTTCTGCGAAGCTAATCAAGCGTTAAGGGCAACTGGTAAAGAAGCAGATAAAGAATTAGCTAAGAAGTATTCAGCTAGGAAGATGTACATCCTTAAGGTTATTGAAAGAGGTAACGAAAAGGAAGGTGTAAAATTCTGGAGATTTAATCACGCCTGGGATGGTGGCGGAACGCTAGACAAAATAATGGGTGCGGTTAAAGCCGTTAAGCATGACATAACAGACCCTAACTCAGGTAGAGATTTAATATTAAACATTGCAAGAAATCAATTTAAAGTTCCAATAGTTCAATCGGTAGCTTATCCACTAGAATCAACACCATTAAGTGAAGACGACAACGAAGCTTCAGTATGGATTAACGACACTAGAACTTGGAGAGATGTCTACAGTCTTAGAGATTATAACTACCTAAATATTGTAGTATCTGGTGAAGTTCCAGCATGGAGTAAGGAGAATGATAAGTGGGTAAGTAAAAGTAGTCTTGAAGCCTCTGCTATTGAAACATCATCACAAACTGAAGATGACGACTCTGAATTAACAATGGGTGCCTCATCTAACACAGAAAAGGTGGCATCTACACAAGTAGCTTCAACTCCACCAGTGGTGGAAGTGGTAATTCCAAATCCATCAAGTAACACTGAGGATGAGGATGATGATTTACCATTTTAATTAAAAAAAATAGAAAATATAAAATGGGCACTATAGTCGCCCATTTTTTTTCCTTGTAATAATAAATTAATACTAATTATAAAAAAAAGTTATGCCATCTAAAGTACCAAAAAAACCGATAGGTAAAAAAAGTTTTGACTTAGGTAAGTTTAAAAAAAGTAACGGTATGGATATCGTTGTTAAAGAAAAAGAATTAACATGGGTACCATTATCAGATGCCTTTCATGAAGCATTAAAAATTCCAGGATTAGCAAGAGGTTATTTTACTTCATTTAGAGGTTATAGTAACACAGGTAAATCAACTGCAATATATGAAGCAGTTGCTGGAGCACAAAAAGTAGGTGATTTACCAGTTATAATGGAGACAGAAGGTAACTGGTCATGGGAACACGCTAGAAATATAGGGGTTCAATTTGAAGAAGTTGTTGATGAAGCTACTGGTGAAATTATTGACTACGAAGGTGACTTTATATTCATGAACGGGGATGACCTTATGAAAAGATACCAAACCGTTGATTATTCAAACGGTAAAGTAGGTACTAAATTACTTAGGTTCGAACCAATAATCGAAGACGTAGCTAGATTTATGACTGAATTACTAGACTCTCAAGAAGAAGGTGATTTAG